AAGTTCGACCTGAGCTGGTTGCCGGAGCACAAGAAAGCTGAGATGGAGGCGCGCTATAACACCTGGGAAGGGCCGGGTGGACTGGCCGGGACCGGGTTGCATAGGGCGGGCATGGACGAACAAGGCTGGGATGCCTGGCTGTGGAATACGTTTGGTGAGAAGTATGCACCCAAACAGCAGGCGCAGGCGACGGAGGCGGGCGGTACGCTGGATATGACCAAGGCGGAGGCCGACGAGATCAATGCCGTCGCCGCGAAGGAAGCGGCTTACATGGCCAAGCGGCAGGAGTTGCAAGGGGCGCTCAACGAAGCGCTGCCGCTGGCGCTGCAAGGTTACTCCGGGCGCTACGAAGCCGCGATGGAAAAGCTCAAGGGGCTCGGTGAGCAGGCCGAGAAGGATATTCGGCGGGACTACGACAATCTGAATTCACAGCAGCAGCAACGGCTGGTCGATCTGGGGCTGTCGGGCTCGACCATGGCGCCGGGCGTGGCGGCCGGGGTCGAAAGCCAGAAGCAGGAATCGGTCGGGCGGTTGAAGGAAGGTTTGCGGCGCGAAGAACTGGGCTACCAGACGCAGCTTTCGGGCGATTATCTGAGTGCCCTGGAGCGGTCGCAAGGGGCGCGGCGGAGCATCGACGCGCTGTTGAGTGACCAGATGATCGGGGCGGACGAACGGAGCTGGCAGGACGAACTCGGCTGGCGCGGTGACCTGGCGATGAACCTGGTCAACGTGCTGAGCGGAATCAACAACCAGTATCCGGATCCGATGATGGCGGCGCAGCGGTCGTACAACCTGGGCGTGGGATCGGCCGGTGATGAGTACCGCGACTCGGCGCCGAGTAGTTCGCAGTCGTTCCTTGCCGGCATGGGTGGGACGATGGCGGGAACGGCGGCCGGGGTTGGCACGGCGGCGGGTATTGGATCGCTGTTTGGCACGGCACTCCCGGTGATGGCGGCCAAGATGTTCGTCTGTTTGGCGGATGATGCGCCGGTGGTGACGGCGCGGGGGACGCGGCGATTACGAGATGTGCAACTTGGCGATCAGGTATTGGGTGCCAATGGTTTTGATACAGTGGTGGCCAAGGATCTCGGCCCGCCGCATCCGGATAGCAATAAGTTTGTGAAGGTGGTGACCTCGCACGGTGACGTGACGCTGACCGAAACGCATACCATCGGCGGGCGGCCGGCGGTGGAGTTGCGGCCGGGTGACGTGCTAAAGGGTGCCGGTGGTCCGGTGACGGTCTTCGAGAATCTAAAAGTTGCGGCGCCGGATGAGTGTGGTGATCTGATGCTGGTTGACGGTGGGCCTTACGCGGTGGGTGGCGTGCTGGTTGATTCGATGTTTGGCGTTATCGACGAAGAGAATCTTCGTCGTACTGAGCCGGCGGAGGAATAAGACATGCCGATCACGTTTCAGCATGAACCGCCGGCCATAATGCGGGCGGCGCTCGACTACGCCGGTGGCCTGGGCGGCGCCGATAAAATGATCGGCGACCAGGAATACGCGCGGGGGAACCAGATGTTGCAATTGGGGGCGGGGTCCACGCAGCAAGGTATCCAGATGGGGTGGCAGAAGATGCTGATGGAGGATCAGCAGGCGCATCAGCAGCAGATGGCGATCGAGGGGGACCAGCGGGCGCTGGATGCGTATAACTTCAAGCAATACGGCATGGGGACGCAGCAGATTGTCGAGAGCCGGCCGCCGGGCATGACAATGTACGAGCACGTCGCCGGCATGAAGGCGCAGCAAAACAAGATCATCGGCGACCAGGAACTAGCCCAGGATTTGATGGTCGAGGAGATCCGGGTTAACCGGGCCAAGTTGCAGGGCGGTGGTGGTGGCGGCGCGACGCTGGGGCGAGCAGGCGGCGGTGGCGGTGGTGGCGGTGATGGGATGTGGGGGCCGCCGGAAGTGATGCTTGAGCACGCCGAGCCGGCTACGCGGATGCGGATCAAGCAGCTTCAGGAAGCCGATCGAGTAATTGCGAGCGGTGGCGCCTGGCAAAAAGAGGTCGGCTTGCGGGGGCGCCATAAGGTCCAGCAGCAATTACTGGCTGAATATCGCAGTATCCCGCAACCGGGGAATGTCGATCACTTTGCGCAGTTGAAGGCCAACGGGGATTTCATTGAGGTACCGGGCACCGGCTTTGCATTCTATAAGGACGGGCCGAATAGTCTCCGGCATATCAACTTGCGCGAGAACCAGTCGCCGACGTATCCGGAAGGGCAGGAGCCGGGGAAAGTATGGATGGACAAACAGACGGGTTTGCCAATGGTGACCGATCCCAAAACGGGTAAGCCCGGCATGCCGGCAGGCGTCACGTTGCAGAGCTGGATGGAGTATCAGGAGCGGCAGGGCGGCGGGACGAAGCCGGCGAAGTATCATCGGCGGGCGGAGTACCCGGGGATGGATTTGTACTACGACGATAAAGGGCTGGAGCATATCGCGCCGCATCATATCGAAGCGCAGAAGTTGAAGGGCGGGGCGGCCGGCGGGCTCGATGAGGGTGACTACTTTAAGCTGTACACGGACACGCATGCCGAGCTCCTGAAGGACCGGACGGCGGCGGCGGCCGCGTCGGGTAAGGATCTTGAGCCGGGAACGCATGAGGAAATACTTGAGCGCATGGAGCAGAAACTTCAGGGCGTCAAGGGCATGATGGGTAAAAGCGCGGCGGCGGTGCGACAGAAGTTGCTTGCGGATCTGGCCAGGAATGTCGCGGCGGGCCAGGAAGTGCCGTTTGATCTACAGTCGTTGTTGAAGCCGGAAGCGGCGGCGGAAACGCAACCAACCAGCCGGCCGGCTTCGTCGGCGGTCGCGGCGGCGGCGCGGGCGGAAGAGTTGCTGGTCAAGGCGGAGAGCGGGAAGAAGCTGACACAGGCCGAAATGGAAGAGCTGATGGAACTACGGGCTATATTGGGGGGTGGGGGGACGCCATGAGTACGTTGCAGACTGGACGAAGTGAAACATCGCCCTACCCGGATCTGCTGAGCCGGATGGACCGGGTACTGGCCGGCCAGGTTGAGCCAGCCGAGATAGAAACGGCGCCCGGCCAGGATATGCTGGAACGGATCGATCAGATCGTGGATCAGCGAATGAGAGACTCGATCATCTGGGCCGGTGGGGCTCCGGAACGACAGATGGTACGCGGGGAGCCGGCGGCGGCTGACAAAGCTGGAGCTTTGGCCTACCCGCAAAAAGAGCCGGAGCGGGATGGGCCGTTGATGCGGTTGGGGAAGCAGACATTAAACATTATTATGAGTCCGGTGGAGAAGCTGCGGTTCAGTACGGTGGCGACGGAAGACTATGCCGAAGAGGCCGACCGGGTCGAGCGGCAGAAGGTTTTCCGCAAACGGCTGGAAGCGTTCGATGAAGTGGTCAAGTACGACCGTTACGGCAAGATGCGGAAGGACGTTTACGATCCGGAAATGTTCATGGATTTGCTCTTCGAGGGGCCGCGGATACAAAAAAAGTATCCGATGCCGGAAGTGACGCACAAGGATCTGGCGCTGGCGGAGTTGGCGGCGGAGCGGGGGACGCTCAACATCGAAGTGCCGGAAGCGGAAGGGGTGATGGAAAAGACGATCGATGTCGGGACCGGGCTGGCCGGGTTCATCCTGCAACTGGCGATCTTCCGGAAACTCTTGCCGGCCAGGATGCCGGCGCGCTGGGCTACGCCGCTGACCTTCGAGATCGAGAACCAGTTCAACGGCGGTCAGCCAGGGGCCGGGTTCGTCATGGGGGCCACGCTGCATGGGATCGGGTCGATACCGGCCAAGGGGGCGGCGGAGGTGGGGGCCCGGACGGCGGTGGAGTCGGGGCTGTTCGGTGGGATCGCTTACGTGGAAGGCGCGGACACGACCGAAACTATTCTGTCGATGCTGATCCCGCCGACGTTCGCGGGTTATCGGGGGCTGCGGAAGAAGTACGAGAAGAAATTCCGCGGGGCCAAATCAGTCGATCAGATCACCGGGTACGCGCGGCAGGTCCAGGCGGAAGTGGCGCGGCAGGGCCGAGAAGTGGCGGCCCGGCATGCCGAGCTGCAACGGTTCGTTTGGCAGCAGACGGAAGAGGGGCTGAGTGGCCTGCACGCGAAGCATAAGGGCAAGGCGGCCGATGAGCCGGCGTCGCGGGCGATCGTGGAGCTGGTCGAGATTCGGCAGAAGGAGTTAGCCAAGAAGGGCAAGACTTTCAGGGACGTGGTCGAGAAATCGACGGATGATTTGCTGTTCAAGATGCAGGACCAACTAACACGCACGTCGAAGCTGGATCCGAACGATGCGAAGCGGCTGGAATACCTTAACAAGAAAATCGCGGAGCGGATGGCCTGGCGGAAGGAAAAACCGGAAGCAAAGCGGAAGGTGACTGGCAAGGCGGAGCCTCGTCCGGCCTGGCGGAAAACGGATCTGATGACGCAGGAGGGGGCGAACAAGTTCGCGGATGCCGAGCCGGGGGCGGCTAGGGCGATTGTGAAGGAATTCGAGGATGCGGGATCGGTATCGGCCAGGGGGCCGTTTGGTAAGATTGCGCCGCGGGGTGGTCCGGATAAATGGACGAGCGACGAACGGGCCTGGTTCGCGGGGTTCCTGCAAGCGGCGCTGGAGCGGCCGGCGGAAAAGGAGGTCGAGGATGCCGGTGAAATTGCACAAGCAACTGGTGAGAAGGGCCAACCGGCAGGGGTTGACCGGGGACCGGAAACGGGCCTACGTGTTCGGGACACTGAAAAAGGTCGAGAAGGCAAAGAGGAAGAAGGCATCGAGGCAACAAGGCAACAAGGCAACAAGGCGATAGCGGCGCCAGGGGCTCCAGGAGCGGCGGAGGCGGGGGAAGGAACGCCAGAGATCGCGCAGGTTGAACGCAAAGGGGAGGGGGAGGGGTTAGGGTCGGCTGAAATCAGTACAGGGGAAATGGGGGCCAAGGAACCGGAGGTTAAGCGTGAGCCAGGAACCGAAACAGGGCGGCGGGGGCATGTGCGGGAAGTGCCGCCGCCGGAAGCTGGCAAGCGGAAGGCGGTGGAGATCAAGGGGCTGAAAAAGCAAATCGAGAAGATCGAAGTTGAAGATCGTGCCACACAGAAAAAGCGGGATCTGGTCTATAAGGCTTTGCAGCAAACGCAGCGTAAGGTGGTCGAGGGTGTGGCGGAGAAGGCGGCCGAAGCCGAGCAAGCGGTGGGGCGCAAGGGCAAGGGGGTCATGGCCAAACGGGCGAACGCGCGGCGTAGAGTGGAGCACGAAGCCATACTGGCCGATCCGAAGTTTCAGCGGTTAAGTAAGCGCAATGATGCCATGCTGGGGGAACATTATAAGCGACGGGAGCAGATCGACGATCTGGAACGCGAAGTGCTGGAGTTGAAGCGGGCGGGTGAAGAAGAAGCGCTGGAAGAGTACCGAGGAATTATCAGAGAATATCCCTGGTATGAACTTGAAAAGCTGGCTGAAGAGATGTCCGACATGCCGGATCATCTGACTGCCATGGACCGGGTCCGACTGGATGCATTGAGGGAGGTGGCGAACGAGAGGCTGAGTGAACAGTATCGGCGCAGGCAGGAAGCCGGGCCGCCGGATGCGCCTACGGAAAAGGCGCGGGAGTGGATCGAGCGGGAGGAAAACAAGAAAAGAAAACCACTCAAGCCGCTGGCGCCAAAAGTTCCGCCGAAAATGTCGAAGCAGGTGGCTAAGCGGGCGGTGCAGCGGGCGGCGGAGCGGACGGAACCGAAATGGGAATTGAAAGTGGTGCCTTGGGAAGAGGCGTATCGCGGACAGAAGGCAAATGATTTAAGCACGGCGCGGGATAGTCTGCAAAGACTGAAAAATTTCATCGCGTCCGTGCCGGAATTCGCGCTGGATCCGGTGTTCACCGTGTTTGAGGAAGGCAGTGGCGAGAATGCCAGAAAGGCGCTGTACTATCAAGATGGGGGGTCGTACATCTTCCGCCGGCCGGAAGCGATCGGGATCGCCGTGCCCGAAACGGCCAAGGAAGGGGATACCATCCGGGTCAACGTGGATCTGCTGAAGGGCGACGATGGGCTGACAATTAAGGGGTTGACCGAAGCCGACCAGTTTTACGCGGCGGTGCCGACGAAAGAAGAGCTGGTTGAGCCAGTCGAGAAGGAGAAGGCGGCTGAGGAAGTTGAGAAGGGGGACGAAGAGAATCTTCGTCCTACCGAGAAGGGGAAAGGTGGGGGTGGGGGGACGGCGTTTGCGGTGGCCGACGAGGGGCAAGTGCGGATCGACTGGACGCCAAAAGAAGCCAGGGCGGAAGGTAAGATCGGCGACCGCATGCCGCTCAAGGGCGTGCCGATGCCCGAATTGTACCAATTCGCCAAGGAGCTACTCGGACGGGCGCCGCGGATCAAACGGTTGCGGGCTTCCAGACTCGGTCAGTTCCGGGCCATCGAGGCCGATGTGCCGTGGCAGGCTGGCGATATTGAGATCGATCCACGCGCGGCTGAAGATCCGAAACTGCTGGCAATGGTGCTGGCGCATGAGGTGGGACACCTGACGGACTATATCCCGGAAGGCACACTCAAGCGTGGTAACATACTCGGGCGGATCGCCAGTTTGCGGGGACACCTGGAACGGTTCATGGCGCCGTTTCCAGGGGCGCCCGGACCATTGACGGAAGCCGAGAAGAAAGAACTCAGGCGCCAGGCTAAGCTGGAACTGACCACCGGCGGCGAGATCGAGGTCGATGAGGTTATCCGCGAGAGCACACCGATTACGCCCGAGGATGTCAAGGCCATCTGGAACCACACCATCGGGCAGGAGATCAACAAGAAACTGGAGGATTATGTCAAGCGGCTGAACGCCGCCGAGAAGAAAGACATTGTCATGCAGGCGTTACGCGGCGTGGTGCCGGAAGAACTTCAGGAGTTCGCCGCCGTGCGCGAAATACCAACCGGCCGGAAGGTCATGCGGAAGATCGAGGAGCACACGCCGGACGCCCAGGAAGTGCGAAAGCGCTGGCGGGAACTGATCGAGGAAGAAGTCCGCCGACGGCAACTGCTCGACGAGAAGGTTCTGCGTCGCGAGCTGGTCGATCTGTCGCAGTGGTGGACGCCGTGGGATCGCCGGCGGGCGTCCAGAAGCTATCGCAAATATCGCGACAGCAGCCGCGAGTTGTACGCGCAAGCCCTGAGCGTCATGCTGAACACGCCGGGTGAACTCGAATTGCGCGCGCCGATGTTTTTCCGGGGGTTCTGCGAGTACCTGAACCGCAAGCCGGAGTGGCTGGATGCCTATATCAAGCTGCAAATCAATCTGAACGGCGACGCCGACCAGCTCGGGGCACAACGGGCGGAAAATCTGCACGCGATGTACGATCGCGGAACGGACAAGGTGCGGGCCAACGCGGCCATGATCCAGGCGGCGCGGCTGAGCTGGCGCGAGATGGCCGAACAGACCGTCAGCCAATACATGGTCAATAAGATCGCGCCTACCAAGCACCTAGAACCGCGGCTGGAGAAGCGCGGGGCCGATGAGGCGGCACTTCAGCGGGCGCGTGACGCGCATTACGCGATGGACGAGATGTTCGACCCTAATGCGCGGGGAGTCGATCTGCTGCGCGACATGCGCAATTACGTCCAGAAGCCGCTGCAAGAGGCCGGGATGGGCGATTACGACATTGGCGACTACCTGCAAATGCAACGGGTGATTCACGATCGGGCCGATAAGCCGAATCCGGAAGGCTGGGTGCCGGAAGAAGCCCAAAAGCAGCTTGAATACATGCGGCGAAATTTAGGGGACGAGAAGTACGCCAAACTGGAGGCGCTGGCGCGAAAGTTTCACGACATCGCCTATGATATGACCGTCGAGGCGCGCGACGTGGGCTTTTACGGCGCCAAGGCACACGCCGAGAAGATCGAGCCGCACAAAGACACCTACGCGGCGTTCGTTATCTTCCGGCACATGACCGAGGCGACGGTCGGACCCGGTATCTATAAGCAGGTCGGTACGTGGAGCGAAAATCTTAACCCGTTCCACGGGACGATAATGAAGTTCTGGACGCTAGCGCGGCATATCACGGTTCAGAAGGCCAAAAACAAGCTGTGGGAAGTGCTGAAACACGACTTTCCAGAGGATCTGACCGTGGAAAAACTGCCCTACGGGGCGCGGCAGATGAAACGCAATCCGCCGCCCGGGCGCAAATGGCTCTATCGCATGAACGATGGCCAGGTGCAGGTTGCGTCCGTGCCGGTGCCGATCGCGCGGCAGTTTATGACCCATAACATCGGCTGGCTGGACAATGTCGGGCGGTTTTTGGGCAGTCGGGAATACAAGATATGGCATCCGCTACTGGTCGCTCTGATGCCGGGGTTCCAGGCACACAATCCCGGCCGTGACATACAGCGGACGGCGGTGCTTCTTCAGGCCGAAATGAGCAGGCAGCGGGCTCGGCGGGTGCGGAAACTGGTCGCCGAGGGTACGGCGAAAGACGCGGCTAAGGCGCAAGCTATAAGCGATTTTCCGCAGGTGACCACGGCCGAAGTGGTGAAAGAGTACGGCAAGGCGATGGGCGCGGCCATACGCCGAGCGTGGGGGCAGGATGATCCGGAAATCGAGCAGATGTATCGCGAGCGGGCGCTCAGCACACCGTACATCGACGTGACCAGCGAGAGTCCGACACCGGAAGCCGAGCTGTTTGAGAAGATGCTCAAACAGCACGGACTGATGGACGAAGAGAAGACGCGCAACCGGGTGATGCGCCATGTGGGTGGCCTGCTGGAAGGGCTGGAAGACGTGGGGATCATTCAGGAAGCGGCGATGAAGGTCGCGGTCTTCCGGATTCTCGGGAAGCGCGGGATCACAGGCCAGGAGCGGGCCATGATCGTGCGCAAGAAGGGCGGTACGCCGGATTGGAAGCAATACGGGCTGGCGACCAGTATTACCAACACGGTAAAAATGTATTCCAAGGTGAAGTGGAATAGCTGGGAACAGGAGAAAGACGCCGCGTTCAATAAGGACACGGCCGCGGCCTACTGGTGGTATCGAGTGCGCTGGACGCTGTTGCCGGCGCTGATGAAGAAAGCGGCCTTGTGGGGCGCGTTCGGTGTGACGATTCAGGCGATGTACGAGGCCATAAGTTCATATTTCCGTGATAATTACGACGCGATACCTCTGGGAACGATCAAAGGGCCGGGCGACGATGAGGGTAAGGTGGTCGTACTGACATTGCCGCAGGACGACGCCGGTAAAGTCATGGGCAACATTATTTCGGCGGGGCTGGACGCGATGGCCGAACTGGCCGGCAAGCACACGACACGCGGATCTGCTGAGAACGCCGCTAAGGATATGCTGTTTGAGTCCGTCGGCGAGTTCCTGGGTACAACAGGCCCGCCGTTTGAGATTGTCTCGAAGTGGGCGCAGTATGCGATGGGGAGCAATCCGACTGATCCATTTTTTCGCGAGCCGATCGTGCCGGAGGCGGATTATGAAGTTGGTGGCTGGGATTCGGCCAGGCGCATGCTGAGCTGGACGGCCGATAAGTTCGGCGTGTTGTCGCAAATCGCGCATCCGTTGCTGGAGCCGGTGTTAGGCGGGCCGTTTGGGGAAGACGACGAATCGTATGCCGAGACGGTGATTAAGGGTGCGCCCTGGTTGAGCCGGCTGTTGCGCGTCACCGATCGGGGTCGCAGCGAGATGGAATGGGCCGAACTGGAGCGCGATGACGCCGAGAGGGAAAGATTCCGGTTGGGCCTGCCGTCCAAAGTGCGCCGGATGACCAGTGAACACTTTAAGTTGAGGCGGCTGGGTAAGGAGCGACTGAGTGAGCGGGATGACATTCGCCGCCGGCGCTTGAACCATTGGTACGGTCAAGTTTATTTGCCGCTGACGAAGAAGATTAAGGTGGCGAAAGAAGCGGGAAATGCCGAGGGGGAAAAGAAATTCCGCGACCGGCTCGATGAGCTGACGCGGAGGTATGAGGAGAGAGAGGCGAAGGATGAATAGCGATTTTAGAAATTCATGATTCGCTAAAAAGCGGAGCTTTGTCCTACCTGGCGGCGTCTGTTGGGGGGCCGTCTTTAGCGTAATAAACGGCGATGCCTTTGAAGGAAAAGCCGGTTTTTATAGCGTGTCCGCAGCCAACGAGCGGTTTCCATTCGCCGCCATAGGTACGACCGAGAAGATCAAGATACACCTGTAAATCTGGATCCGCTAAAACTTCCAGTTCGCGCTGGCGCATGGTGGCTGCATCTGGTTCTGAAAGGCGGCAGTAAGGTACTGATCTGCCATCTGAGTCCAGATAAACGCCATCCTGGCAATCAAGGATGGCGCGTTCGATGCGGCCGGTTATCGTGGCCCGCTCAAAAACCGCGGGGTTGTCTTCGTCGTCGGGTAGCACATCTGATTCGTCCAGGAATTCACAAATGGCGTCAACGCTGGCCAGAATCCCGCGCAGATGCACTAACTGATGAGAAATAATTCGGTTGATAACGGCATTGTCCTCTGCGCTGAGCCGGATCGGCGAGTTCAATTCTTTGTTCATGGGTTTGGTATCCTGCTTACAGGTACGGCGGCGCCGTCGGGGGCGGCTGCGATCCGGGCTTTGTCGGGGTCCATTAAATGTAGATCCTCGGCGGCGCGGCACGACATGGTGGCGATCTGGACCAGTTGCTTCAGGATGTCCGGAACGTCGCGCCGGCCCTTTTGGAATACCTGTCGGCGCAGATCGTCAATCTGCTTCAGAATTACGGTGTAGGCTTCCTGGATCGAGACCAGGGGCGGGTACTTCTGGCGGGCGCTTCTTATCTCGATGTGCATCCGTTCGTGGAAGGCGATAGACTTTAATAAGTCCAGCATAACGCTGGAATGCTGGTCTTTTTCCTCAGCGGTGACCAGGGGAATAATGCTTTGTGGGAAATTGCGGGCGAAGTGGGTTTCGAGGGCGCTGAGGCGCTGGTCGAGAGGAAGAACGTCGGTTTTGTAGCGGGCGACGGTGTAAACGTCGTCGGCGTAGATTGAAAGGGGTTTTTCGACCCTGGTGATGCGTTCGTTGTGGCTGGCCAGGTCGTTGCGGCATTTGTTGAATTCTTTTATGCTGTCTTTGCGCAGGACTTCGAGCTGGTCGGTGAGGGACTGAAGCTGCTCATGCTGGTGGCGCTGAAGGGCAATGTGGGCGGTCAAGTCCTGGGATAGATTGGCGGCCAGGCTTTTACTGTCTTCTTCGCGTTGTATGTCGCTGGAATCTGGTGGCATTAGGTATCTCCTTTCGGTATCGGTTCGTGGGAAGCGGTGCTGGCAACGGGGTCGCGGCCGTGCAATTGGCGACCTTCGCACTTGCGGCAGCGGAGAACGAAGGCCAAAGTGCCAGCGGTGAGCGAATACGGCAACGAAAAGAACGCGCGGCGGGGGAGCCAGCCGCAGTTTTTGCACCAGCGCAACGGGTCGGCGAGCGGGTTATTCACGATCGATTGACTTTTCATCGGGGGGGCTCCTTCACGATGCCATTCTTCGGGATGAGCTCCATGATGTGCAGAAGAATGCAATCGTACTCGTTTACGGGTGTGAATGCCGAGTGTTCAAAATCAACTATGTAACCATATGTCTCGGTCGCGGGCCGTATGCCGATCAAGCGGGCGTCGGGCGGGATCAGGCGTCGCTCAACGTCACCGTACTTTAACATGCGACAATGGCGGACAACGACGTCGCGCAGGATGGATTCGGACACCAGGCACGAAACGCGGTGGTGGAGCTGGCAGTGGTCGTTAATCATCGGGGGGCTCCTGGTCTGGTTTAACGTATCGGACTGTGCCGCGCAAAGTGCTCTGGCTGTCCGGCGTGCAGAAGAGCGGTTCGCGCGCGGGGTTCTCTCTGATGATGGCTTCGAGTTCGAGGTAGTGGTCGCGCCAGGTGTCGGGGTGGCAACAAAATACCGGGCGGGTGAGGTCGTGACGCTCCAGGCGGTAAAAGATCGGGACGGGCCTGGTCGTGTTCACGTGAACCGGTGGGCCGATCGATGCCAGGGTGAGTAACGCCGGGCCTTCCGGGATCTCCATCGACCGGCGCATGTTCTCGTCGAGGATCACAAACATGTCCGGGCGTTCAACCAGGGTGGGCATTGGCGGTCAACTCCTGATGGGGTTTCACGGATTGCGCGCGGTACTTTTCCAGGATCAGCTTGGCAATCTCGCGACCGGTAAGGCGACCATGATAAATGTTTTTAGCAATGGCCAGCATAACGAAGGCACGTAGCATGATTCGAGCAGCGCGGAATTTGGGTTTCCTGGGGTACTGGGCCGCGCGTAACGCGAAGGCGCAATCTGCCGCGAAGTCATGTCCGAGTTTGAGGCGATATAATATGCTTGTCATACGTGCTGCTCCGGGGTTACGTGCCAGTGATGCTTGATGGTCGGGCGGACCAGGCCGGCCGCTGACAGGGTTTCCAGGTGAGGCTCGATCACGCGCCGGTAACGTGTGTCCATCATGTTCATCAGACCGCGAATCGTCAGGCCGGGGGGGTCGGCCAGGGCCAGGCACCAGTAGATCGCGCGGGCTTCGTCCGGAAGTTGATTGACGGCCTGCTCGCGCGCGGTCAGGGGGCGCTGGGCGTGCTTGACGTTGCGCGTGGCGGCGTGGCTGGGCGTCCTCATAGCACGACAACGGCCGCGTCCGGCAGTTTGGTGAAATATCCATCCGGCTCCCCGCCTGGCCAGTAACTCAGCCGCTCGCCGGGCGGGAACACCCAGTCCGGCACGCCGCCCGGGTACATCGCGCGGATGTCGCCAGCCGTGAAGCCGATCACTCCCGCGCTGGGAGCACTGGCCATGTCCAGTCCCGCGCGAATACAGCACAGCACCGGCCCGCCCCATTGCTCGCCCCATTGCTCGCCGGCGACGTCCGCGCGATCATCATCCAGCGGTTCGCCATCTTTGTCGCAGAACACCGGTTCCTCGTAAGACAGCATGGAATTCACCAGGTCGCCAACCAGCGGCGCACTGGCGAACCTGTAATGCAAGCCGCCGCGACAGTGTGTGCCATGCGCCACGTCGCCAGAGGTACAAGTGGCCGGGTCTTGCCGACAATACCAGTAGCCAGCCTGGCGGTGGTATGGGTGTCCAGGCGGGTAATCGTCGGAGTGATCCCAGTCGCGGATGCAGCAGATGTCGTCCTGCTCAAACCTTTCAAAAATACCTTCGACTTGCGCCACGATCCAATCCACGGGCGGCCGACGAGACGTGCGGTAACACGTCCGGGCCATGCGCAGCGCGAAGTCCTTCCAGCGCGAGTACTGTTTGTTTGTCATTGGTGGAACTCCTTTTTCTGTTATACGTCAACGTCGTAGGGCAGGTCGTCGGCGGGGTCGTAGCCGGCCTTCTCGTCGCCGTACAGAAGTTTGGCGGTCTGGTCGGCCGGAACGTCGAAACGGGTGTACTTCGCGTGCCAGTGCAGCTTGATTACGCCGACCGGCCCGTTACGCTGCTTGGCAATGATCAGCTCGGCGTCGGATACTTCGGTCGGGTCCGGATTCTCGTCGGCCTTGACCTCCCGGGCATATAAATCGCGATGCAGTAGCAGGACCACGTCGGCGTCCTGCTCGATCGCGCCCGATTCACGCAGGTCGCTCATGCGCGGTTTCTTCTGGTGGATGTCGGGTTGGCGGTTGAGCTGGCAGACAACCACTACCGGGATCTCCAGGTCGCGGGCCAGGGCCTTGAGCGAGCCGCTGATCCGGGCAACTTCTTCCTGCCGGCTGCGCCTGGCGGACTCGGGATCGCGGAGCAATTGCAGGTAATCGACGAAAATGCATTCGATGCGGTGGCGGTTATGCACGACGCGGGCGACCGAGCGCAAGGAGTGGATCGTATGTGTGCTGGAATCGTCGATGTACAGCTTCGAGTCGAGCAGTACATCTTTGGCGCCAGCCAGTTTTTTTAAGTCCTGGTCCCAAATTGGGCGTTTGCGCAGCTTATGCGAAGGGACACGTGAGCCGGATGCCAGGAGCCGGTTGGTCAGCTCGCCGGCGGCCATTTCCAGTGAGAAGAAAAGCGTCGGGTGGCGCTGAAGGGCAATGTGGGCGGCCATGTTCAGGGCCAGGGCGGTCTTGCCGACAGCCGGGCGCGCGCCAATTACGAGCAGTTGGCCAGGTTGCAGGCCGGCCAGGAATTGATCGAGGCGGGGGAAGCCCGTGTACAGGCCGCGGAGATCGCCTTTGGGTTCGGACAGGTACTTGATAGCCTGGGTGGCCAGCTCGCCGGCGGTTTGGACGTTGTGCATCTCGCGGTGGCGGTCGAGATCGAGGATGGCGCCTTGGATGAATTCGATGGCTTCGGCAGCGGTGGCGTGCTTTTGAATCTTCCGGCCGCAAAGGTCCAGGGTGCCCATGATTTTGCGCAAAAGGTACTTGTCGCGAACAATGCTTGCGTAGTATTCGACGCGCAGTGGCGAAGCTACGGAGTTGATCATCTCGGCTAAGCCCTTGTAGCCATCGAACTCGTCCCATGTGCCGCGTTTCGTGGCCAGCTCGCGGATCAGCTCGCCGTCAATTGGCTTGCCGCGCGCGTGTAACTCGGTGATGACCTTGTAGATTTTCTGGTGCGCCGGGACATCGAACACTTCGGCGCCGAAGGGTGCGAAGGTGGCAATGGCCATGTCGATCGCATATGCTTCGCGGAGCATGCTGCCAAGCGTGGAGCGCTCCGCGGCGTCGTTGTGCGGTAGGGGGAAGTCGTGCAGGGACATTAACAGACTCCCAGTCGTAGAGCTTCAAAGTATTTATGGGTTAGCGTGTTGGCGTTGCGGACGTGCTCATCGGTGGAGCGCTTGCGCTGAGGGTCGGAAATTATCTCGGCGGCCAAGAGGACCAGAAAGGCGAAGTCGGCGGCGGCAATGCCGCGATCTTCGGCGCCGGGCGGGACCGGGAAAAACGGGTCATTGATCATCGGCGGGCTCCTGTGGGTCGAGGGAATCGGGGGTGGGTAGCGGGGTGGCGGGCGACACGCCCAAATAATCGCGAAGGGCTTCGGCGGAGATCCGCCAGAATCCGGCCTTGTTGTCCTGGCGGGCCTTGATCGCACCGGAGGCGCATTTCTTTATTACGTTCTGCCGGTTAATGTTGAGCAGAACGGCCACCTGGGCAGTCGTGTACTGCGTGTACGGTGGTACTTGCTGATGATCGCGTAAAACCATGGCTACCTTTACCTAACTTGATGAAATATAACCTAGAATGGTAGCCTGTCAAGATTGCATTATGCTGGCGGCGATGGTAATGTCTGCCGAAAAGATAAGCGGGGCTGATTCGGAGTCAGGGTGTGGCTGACTGGCGAAAAATCCAGACAAATCTGTGGGATGACCCGCAATTCAAGGACGCCTCGACATACGCCAAGCTGGCCTTCTTCTTCGTCGCAACTCATTATCATACTACAATTGTAGGTAGTTTGCGCACGACCGTCGAAGGGCTGGCGGCGGAACTGAATTGGGAAGTCAAACAGGCGGAAGAAGCACTCGAAGAACTTTCGGACGGATCTTCGCCTTTAGTTAGGGTGGATGCAAAAGGCGCACTAATGTGGGCGCCGAAATTGCGCACTTGGCAGCCAATCGTAAAAATTAATGATGCCATTATGTGTGGAAGAGCGCTAAATGCGCTCCCGAATTGTGCGCTTAAGTCTATGATAGCACAGGAGTACGCTGAATACGTGGCCGACTTGCTTCCACCATTAAGGTCTGCATTCTATGAAACTCTATCCCCGGTTTACCGCATAGAGCATAGAGATAGAGATATAAATATGCATACGAGGTACCCCATCGCGCCGACCGAAACTGAGTCGGTTATTGATGACGCCTTGATTAATCTAGTTGCCGGTTTGCTGATCGCTGAGGGGTGGGCAACCGATGGTCAGCAGGGAGCAAAGGCGACCGTTGAGTATTACGGCGTTAAGGTGGTGATGGAGCGCTTAGAGTGGGGGTATGCCTCGAAGTCGTCGCGCCGGTTGCGGCAGAAGCTGGTCGGCGGATACGTGCGCTCGGCGCTGCGGTCGGTGGGTTCGGAGCGGGCGTACACGGCGCCGAAGGAACTACGCGGCTTCAAAGGTGGCATGGCGCGCAAGGCGGCGACGATGATGCAGACGCAGTACATCGACGGCGATCCGGTCATGGCGGCGCGGCGGAAGGTGGCGCTGGATATGACCGAGCGGCAGCGGCAGCGGTTGTTGCCGTTGGCGCAGGCGGAGCTGTTCCGCGAGTGGAAGATCATTATGAAGTTGCCGGGCGGTCCAGCGGAAGGCTGGCCGGCCTGGTGGCTGGATAAGATTGGCTCTCATGCGAGTTTGATCCATGAAACCGACCAGAAACCGGCTGAAGGTGACACAGCAGAACGTGATTGAGGGGTGGCTGTGCGAGCGTGATAAGGCGCTGTGGGCTGCTGGAGTGGCTTATGACGATCTGATCGACGTGATCTTTCTGGCGACCGGGATCCGGCTGGTGGCAGGGCAGATTGCGAAGACGTGTCAGCGACTCCGCCGGCTGGGCCTGCTGCAATTCTACACCGGTCAGGGCCGGCCGTTTGCTGAGCGTCAACGCGAGTGGCGGGATGTGCAGCGTCAGGCCGTGCGGAACGTGCTGGATCGGCACTTTATGATGCTCAGCGGGTGGCGGGTAAGCGAGGCGGCGCGGTGGGTGATCGAGCATGGCCACGATTGTAATCCGCGGCTGGTCGCTGAGTGTGCGGTTGATCTCGGGTTGCACCTGGCGGATCCGCCGGCGGGCGTCACGGGCAGCCTGCGCGGCGGAGAATGCGCTTGATGGTGCTGTGTCGCCACTCGCGTCCGCGGCAGCGGCGGCCACGACGCATCAGCTCGCGGCCGATCTCGCGTAGGCCGTAGCCGGCTGCGTGTAGCTCGACGATGGCGACTATCCCGGCTTGCTCGCGGGGGATCTCGGTCAGCAGGGCGGGGTTGCGTGGATCGCGTTTCCAGCCATAGGGGGTTTGGTCGGACATTCGCCGGCCGTTGGCCTGGCTGTGGCGCATGGCGTCGGATGTGCGTTCGCTAATAATGCCGCGTTCCCAGGCGGCCATCGCGGCGAGCAGGGTCAGAAACAGCCGGCCGGTGGCGGAAGCGGTGTCGATCGTGGCGCCGCCCAGGTCGATGATGTGCAGGGTGATGCCGCGTTGATCCCAGGTGGTAATCTGATCGAGGCAGTCGGAGACGTTGCGGAATCCTCGGTCGAGTTTGGTTATGATGACGTGGTGGGCGATCGGGGTGCGTTTGTTCAAGGCGGCGACGAGTTTCTTGCCGGCCGGTCGTTTGGCGAGTGGGGTAGAGCCGCTGGTGAGCTTGTCGATGAATGGTTCGGCGGCAAGTGCAAAGTTGCGCATATCAGCGTATCCGGTGCATTTGCCTATCTGAATGTTGGCGGATTCGCAGTTGTCCGCGGCCTGCTGGGGGCGCGGGCTGTAGCGGGCATAGATTATTGCGCGGGATTTGGTGAACATGTCAGGCTCCGGTGAGGGCGTGTAGGATGGCCACCAGGACCAGGCCGGCGCCGGCGAGGGCCAGCGCCGACCAGTGCGCGCGGGTGGGGCGGTAGGGGATCATGCGGTCGCCGCTTCTCGGCGCGCAGAAAGCGCGTCAGTGCACGAGACTGCCATGCCCAGACGGCGTTGCCGGCGGCGGCGGTTCGGCATCGACCGAACCCAATACTTCAAACCAGCGACAGCGCCATTTAGACCTAACATGGTGCACCTCACCCGGTCTGGTGCGCACGCGGATTATCTCGACAGAGGGCGACCAAGTACGCGCCGCTTCCAGAGATGGCCATAGATATAGTCCGGGATGACACTCGGTGTGCTCGCACACCGAGAACCAGTCGGCTGAATAGAACCGACCGTCGCGATATTTGTCTGTATGTCCGGCTCTGCGCGTGCGATAGCCGATTATATATTCCCCGTCCTGTTCAAAGTCGGCGGCATCGCCGTTGGGGCTGGCGCATGGGTCTAGTACGGTGCTTGTCAGATCCGCGCCTGTCAGATTAGCGCCTGTCAGACTCGCGCCTGTCAGATTAGCGCCTGTCAGACTCGCGTCTGTCAGATTAGCGCGTGTCAGATCCGCGCCTGTCAGATTAGCGCCTGTCAGACTCGCGTCTGTCAGATTAGCGCGTGTCAGATCCGCGCGTGCCAGATTCGCGCATGCCAGATCCGCGCCTGTCAGATCCGCGCCTGTCAGATGCGCGTCTGTCAGATTAGCGCCTGCCAGATTCGCGTGTGTCAGATTCACGCCTGTCAGATCCGCGCATGCCAGATTCGCGTGTGTCAGATTCGCGTCTGCCAGATTCACGTGTGTCAGCTTCGCGAATGTCAGCTTCGCGCCTGTCAGATTCGCGTCTGCCAGATTCACGTCTGCCAGATACACGTGTGTCAGAATCGCGTCTGCCAGATTCACGTCTGCCAGATACACGTGTGTCAGATTCGCGTCTGTCAGATTAGCGCCTGCCAGATTCGCGCGTGCGCCGCCCGGTTCATCGCGCAGCCACAACGCATGTTTGTCCAGGACTGCCTTTGTCTCTTCGTTCATTTCTTGCTCCTCAATTGGGGTCATGCCCACACGCCGTTCGCAAATCTGAAGGCGTGTTCCCTTCTGCGCGTAGTCCACGGGGCTCCGTCTCCGAATACGCACAAGTCCTCCGTCGGAGCGACACCATAGCGCTCCTCGCCATTATCATCCGGATACGGGCTAACCGCCCGAAAGACGAAAAGTCGCCGACCTTCTGGGTCGCGGCGATAGAATCCGCGACCGTCCCAAACTGTTTTGTGGTGAGCCCTTCCCAGAATCAT